GTTTACCTGTTAAACCTGAGAGATATTTAAGAGGTCCTAATTCACCTGTTATATTAGCATTACTAGTTACTTCAACTATTTCAGTTTCATAATTAAATAGTTGTTGATTTAAATCATCAATTCTAGAGTTGATTTCTGTTTGTCTTCCAATTGCCTGATCTAGTTGTTTTTCTAGAGCCCTCCTTGTCGATGAAGATGTTGTGGTTAATACATTACCTAATGTGTCAGTATACTGTATTACATTGTTGGATAAACCCGACCTCAAGTCACTCACGGCCTCGTTAATAGAGGTTTTTTCTGTGGTGTATATCGCGAGTTGTTCTTTTACATTATTTCTTTTTGTTTCTATAAGAGATATTTGGGCATCTATATTACCTGCTTTAGCTGCTGTTTCTTGATATGCAGCTGAGAGGAATCCATAAATCCCCATTGATGTAATTAAAATTAAAATAAAACACGCAGTGGAAAGATAATACTTAAGTAGTCTAGGGAGGTTTTTTCTATATTGATATAATAAAGAAGCTATTACTAATTTAGCTACTTCAAGTGAAGCCGCCATTATTATAACAGCAAATGCCGCTCCTGCAAATAACTTACTTAATCCACTAACAGAATAAAAAGCAGCTGAGGCCGAAACGGCAAGTGCACTAAGTGCAATTATAAAAGGAAATATCCTAACTTGGATTTTTTTTATTACAGAGGTCAGGTTTGTCATTGAATGGGCACCATCTACAGGATTTATCTGATGGAGTTTTAGTGTACTCCTTCAAGTTATACGTATCATCCTTAAAACAATCCTCAATAAAGGCATGAAGTTGACGAGTTACCTTATTACGAGTTGTTTTTCCTGAGGAAGGAATATAATATTGAATACGACTAGCAGATGCAGGATATTTAGGGTTTTTAGGTATTTTTCTTTTAACAATAAAATATTTACAATCAATTTCTTCTACAGGTATATTATACTGCTCCGCAAAATATTTTTTATATAATACCATCTGGGCCATTTTAATTTTATCTTCTTTATCCCATTTGCCCCAACCTCTAGTAGAAGTTTTAATATCCCAAATACTTACTTTTTTAAGATCTTCATCATAAAAAACTAAATCAAGTTTACCATATAACATAACATTGGGATGATCCTTATGTGGGGGTGTCAAAATAGGCATTTCTACCCCAAGAAGTTTTGTGCCTTTTTTTGTAAAATGCATTTGTCTTCTTTCAAGGAAAAAATCAATAATATTTAAACCATCATTAATAAATTCAGTGATTTCTTTTGGGGTAGAAAAATTACTACCAATTTGTTCTTTATAATCATTATACATTTTCAAAAAACGTTGTTGAAAATCTTCATAAATCTCAAATTCATCAGCTGCTTTTATTGATTTATTATACATTAAATCCAAATATTCTTGTAAGGTTTCATGCATTGCTGAGCCAAACGCGAGGTGAATATTAGGAGGTTGTTTATGTTTATCAATGTACATTAATTTCCACTTATGGGGACAGGATAGCCATAAAGAAAGCTGTGTATAAGAAACCATCTTATATTTTTCGAAGTCCATTTTAGGGACTATAGTATTTTGTATATTTTCTAATATCACACTTTATGTATTTTTAAGTAGCCAACTACTTGATTGTATTTTATTACCTAATCCATCAATTAAGGATATATTCAAATCTTTACATATTTTTCTTTCTGGGATAGAATTATTATCTTGATCCCCACCATTTGCAAAATATAAATCCCAAATAGTATTGTATTTATTATGTAAATATTTTATAGTTGAAATTTGGGTTTTATCTTTATCAATTGATATAATAGCTTTATTTACATATTTTATAGAAGAAATAATAGATAATCTCTCATTTTCATCTTGAAATATTTTAGAACCTTTTAATTTTCTTTGTAGGTCAGAATTTATAATAACAATTAAAAAATCTCCTTTTTCTTTTGATTTTTGAAATAATTCTAAATGACCTTTATGTACTGGATTAAAATATCCTGAAACAATTATGGCTTTTCTTTTAATTTTATCCACTATTTAAATTTACCTTTTTGCACTATCTGTCCTATAATCCCATATACACTAAGATCCTTAAGTGTATCTTCTATAGGTTCACCTACTGTATCGGGTTCTCCCTGTACAACCAAATTTTTTAGTCTTTGTATTTTATCATTTATTCTAAACCATAAACCTGTAAGAGCTAATTTAATATCTCCTTCGGTTTCTAAATTAGTACCTACATTTATGTTTGTGGGGCCATAGTTGCGATGTTTTTTACAAAATAAAACATATTGTTCCATCATAATTTTTTTATATTCTTTAGTTAATTCTGGATATTTTTCCTCGCACCATTTTACGGCTGCATCATCTTCTGGTGTAAATTCTATCATTTTTTTATTAATTTTTTTATTTCACCCTCTTGTAAACCTATACTAATAAGTAAAGATTTTAGATCCTTTTTTTTCATAATTTTTAAATATTCTTCTACTTGTTTACATGAACATTCAAAATACCCACTTAATAAAGCTAATAATTGGGGATTATATTTGTTTTCTTTTTTTCCCTTAATCCATTTCTGGAATCTAAAATTATTAGGTAACATATTTTGGTAGTATTTAAATATTTCAGCTGGGGTTAGTTGACCTCCTGTATGGGGTTGAACATTATTCACTATATCTATATAATTTGAATTGAAACTAAGAGCCCTATTTATAATGAAGGTATTCCAACTTTTTTGTTCTTCCTCATTCAGATCTTCCCATTTAACCTTTTTATTATGAACTAACTTTAGATAATCAAAGGGTGTCATCTTTAGGTAAGAATTCTTTATTTACATGATTACATTTAGTACAGGCAAAAACAGGAATAGGAATTAAAGTTGGTTCACCTGTAGGTGATAACATAGGTGATAGTTTGCGCATTAAACTAACTTGAGTAAAATGTTCATGACCACATTTTTCACATACCACAGGGGTTGTTTGACTTAAATCTATATTGAATTGTTGTTGTTGCATTATTAGTATTTTTTCCTAGATCTAGGGTGTTTTTTTCCTAATCTATTATATTTTCTATTAAACCATTCTAACCATTCTGTGAATTGTTTGTAGGTTTGTTTTTGTGAATTTACACTCATAATTTTAATAATTTATTTAACATAGCGGCTACACAAATTTCTTTATCAATAACAAAACTATATTCATATTGATATTGAGAGATAATTACAATTGCTTCTCCAACATTTGTAGTATATTCTTCTACATTATCATATAAACACCTAAATAATGACTCAAATTGTTGTGCACCACTATCGGCAATTATTTGTCTAATATTATTTAATTTAGTTTTGTTTTTTAAGGCAGCTACTACCTTATTTTCAAAGTCAGTATTAACTAGAGATTTAGAATCTAAAACTAATTCATTATTTTTTAGGCTACCCTGAATAGTATTTAAAATTTTTCTAATATCGGGATAGTGGGTAAGTATTATTTGCCCTAAATCATCTTTCGTAAATTTTATCTTTTCAACATTGCAAATATGTAGAAGATGTTGACCAACTTCTTTTTTAGAAGGAGGAGTAATCCCAAAAGCCATAGTACGAGACTGGAGGGGGTGAATAATACGATCAAGGTAATTGCAAGTAAAAATGAACCTACAGGATTTACTAAACGTTTCAATAACATTTCTAAGAGTTGCTTGAGCTTGGGGGGTAAGATAATCTGATTCATCTAATATTACTATTTTTAATCCATTAAAACTCATACTGGAAGCAAATGGGATTATTTTATCTCTAATAGTATCAATTCCTCTCTCATCTGAGGCATTAATATAAAGATGATCTGCCCCCAATTGTTTCACTATTAGTTTGGCCAGCGAGGTCTTTCCAGTCCCCGCTGGTCCAAATAATAGTAGATTTTGTAGAGTACCCTCATTTATATATTCTTGAACTTTATCCCTAACAGTACTATCTCCAATAAAGTCACTAAGAGTATGAGGTCTATATTTTTCTACAAATAAATCCATTAAAACATTGGTTGTTCAGTTACACTTTCACTTTCTTTTTTAGGGGTGTCTGTGATTACACATTCTGTGGTGAGAAGAATACCAGCAGCTGAAGCTGCATTTTCAAGAGCACAACGCGTAACTTTAGTTGGGTCAATAATACCCTCAGAGAACATATTAACTTCATTTTCAGTAGCTAAATTCCATCCTAATTCAAAATTACCTTCTACATTTAGTGCTGCTAATGTGCACTTTTCATGATTATAACCAGCATTTGAAAGTATTTGATAAAATGGTTTGCGAATAGATTTACGAACAATTTCATATCCCATTTCTTGGGAACTATTTAAGGTATCATTCTCTATATTAGTTGAGGCACAAAGTAAAGCATGACCTCCTCCGGGGAGAATACCTTCTTCAATCGCAGCTTTAACAGCATGGACTGCATCATCTACTCTATCTTTACGTTCATTCATTTCAGCTTCTGTGTAACCACCAACATTAATTACTGCTACACCACCTGCTAGTTTTCCTAAACGTTGTTGAAGTTGTTCACGAGCATAATTGCTTTCAGCTTTTTCTATTTGATTTTTAATTTCGTCAAGACGTGTTTCTATATCTTCTTCTGTGCCACTTCCATCTACAATTGTGGTTTCATCTTTAGAAATAGTAACACCTCTAGCACTTCCTAACATTTCAAATGTAACTTTATCAAGTTTCATACCTTTTTGGTTTGAAATAACAGTACCACCTGTGAGAGCTGCCATGTCTTCAAGGATCATTGTACGACGTTCTCCAAAGTCAGGGGCTTTAACAGCCGCACATTTTAAAATACCACGCATTTTATTGACAATCATAGCAGCAAGAGCTTCACCATCGATATCCTCGGCAACTATTAAAAGGGATTTATTTTGTTGACTAACTCTTTCAAGTATAGGAAGTAATTCTTTCACAGCACTAATTTTCCCATCATACATTAAAATATATGGTTCATCAAGCTGAGATGTCATTGATCCATTATCTGTCACAAAATAAGGTGATTTATAACCACGATCAAATTGCATACCTTCTACTATTTCAAGTGTAGTCTCATGAGTTTTACTAGATTCAACTGTGATAACTCCTTCTCTTCCTGCTTTATCAAAAGCAGTAGCTATAAGAGTGCCAATTTCATTATCATTATTAGCTGAAATAGTGGCTACTTGTTTAAGTTGGTCCTCGTTTGAAATATCTTGTGAATTTTCTTTTAAGTAAGAAACGACATCTTTTACAGCTTTATCAATTCCTCTCTTTATGTCAATAGCATTATTAGATTTATGATTAACAGCTTCTAATGCTTGATTAAAAATTTCTCTCGATAAAACAGTTGCGGTTGTAGTTCCATCTCCAGCTTGTTCAGCTGTTTTGATTGCAGATTGTTTGACAACTTGAGCACCAAGATCTTCTGTTTTATCTTCAAGTGTAACTTGTTTAGCAACAGTAACACCATCTTTAGTGGATTGGACTCCCATTTCGTTTCCAGTTACTACATTACGTCCGTAAGGACCTAATGTGCTCGCAACTGCATCTGCTAATTTATTTACTCCTGATTGGAGTTTTCCTCTTCCTTCTTCTCCAAATTTAATAACTTTACTCATATTTTTTTAATTTATAATTCCTAAAATTTCTGTTTCTGAGGCAAGAACATATTCTTCGCCTTCAATTTCTACGGTATTTGCCCCGTATTTGGGCATAATAACTTTTTGTCCTACTTCAACTCGCATAGGAACCAAATTACCATTATTGTCATAACGACCAGGACCAACTGCTAGTACATTTCCAAAGTCGGGACGATCCTTACCCATATCAGGAACAACAATGTTCCCGTAGGTTGATTCTTCAGCTTCAATCGGTTGGATCAGAACACGATCAGCCAACGGTGTAATTGGGATATTTTCCATTTTTATATTAATTTATTGATTTTGATTACGTACAAGATAATAATTAGTTTCTAGGTCTCCAAATTTAAATGCAAAAGTCATTAAACCTTTTGGATTAATTTGTATAAATCCTAATTCGAAACGTTTATTATGTTTGAATATTTCCTTTACTAAATCCGAATTAAAAGGGATATTATCTAATTCAATATCACTACCTCCTTCTTCTATTTCCATTGAAAATGATACTGAATTAGTTGACTTGTTTCCAATAGTGAATGCCACTTCTTTTGAGGTAAACCCATCTTGGGTAGATATATAAAATACCTCTTCACCTACAGCATCTTTTGCCTTAATAAATTTAGTAGTAAATTCTTCAGTTAATTCTATTTCTACATTTCCTTCAGTTTTATTAATAGCTGGGACACTTGGTATTACTTGTGGATCGGCTAGATTAAATTTAATATCCATATTAGTATCAGCTATGATAAATTTAGAAGGAGTTCCTCCTTCTTTTTGGATTTCAAACATTACTTCATTTTCAAGTATATTTAATAACTTACTCAAAGTTGAAGTACTATAAATCCCAAACTCACCTATAGGAAATTGAAAATTTTTAGATTTTATTTGTCCTACTAAATTTTGGGAGTCATTAATAAATTTAGCACTTAGGGATTCATTATCCGAAACCCATTTAATTCGTTCTATATTACCACCTAGGTGGTATTTATCTATAAAACTGTCTATGATTCTTTTATCTGTCATTAGAATGAGAAGAAATTGTTAACGTGTGTATTAAGTGTCAAACTACCCCAACTTAAATCTTGGTAGAATGACTCTAATTTATTTTTTAATATTGAGTCAAATGCTTTATCTCTATCAACATATGTTTCCATGAATGTACGAACACTCTCTGGGAAATCAAAATCTAAAAAACCCATTGTGTCAATTTTATACGGATTATCTTTTAAATAAACCCATTTAATTTTATCACCCTGTACTATTTGGGAGTGTTGTTTATCTATTCCTTTAAATTTAAGAAAATCATTGTAACGAATAGCTGCTTTAACATTTACTGGAGTACCTGTTTTAAGTGTGGTAAATATATTTCCTGCCCCTGGAGGACGTTCTACATATTTTTTAATATCTTTTACGCCTGTAGGTTTACCTAATAATTCAAGTGGTAATTCTTTTAGGTTATTTTTAAAATCTAAAATTTCCTGGTCTATTTCATTTCTAGTTGCTCCAAATAGAATTTTATTAAGGATGCCATTAAAGAATTTTTTAAATAAAGGTGGAAAGTTAGATTTCATGAAATCAAGACCCTTAACATCTATATCTTCTACCTTAATGCCCTCTTTTTTGGTAATGTATTGGGCATATCTTCTTTTACCAGAAAAGAAACCAGAACGAATCGTACATTCTGTTTTCATTTCTAGGCGGTGTTTTTGGACATTAAATGCTTCTTTAGCAAGTGTATCATAATATCCAGTAATAAGGTCTTGATATTTTATAGCTATTTTTTCTAAAAGATCATCTTGCTCTTCTGAAGATAATTCAGAAAAATTAGGATATAAATGTTTTAAGATAGGCTCAGCATGGAAATAATTAGAGTCTGTGTCCACATATGTACAGAGATTTTTATCTCCTTCTTTACAAATCCACCACGGTATTTCTTCTTGGTTAACCATAAGTTAAAATCTATCGTCTAATCCAGGGGATTGGGTAATACCCCCATCTTTTTCCCCCCTAGATGTTAATATAGTATCTTGAATTCTTATATCAAAATGATTTCCTAAAATTGATAATTTACCTCCTTGTTGGAGTATTTTTTTAAAAAAATTTATTTGTCTATCATTCCAATCTTTACTAATATTTATTATTTCTTCTTTTCTAACGTATTCACCATTTAATTTAATGATAATATTACTTCTTATTGATTGAGGGGTAAGTGCCATTATAGTTCTAATTTTAATTCGTTTCGTAAAATCTTATTCATGTGAGTATTTGCAAATAAAGCAGATTCTTGGATAATTCTTTGGCCACTTAAAGTTATAGCTTCACTAAGAATTACACTACCATACCTAAAACTAGGCAATGCTGTGGCTCCATAAAGTGAGTTTAATAAGATTTTCATAGTATATTGTTTGAGGTGATTTAATTCACCCTCTTTTTTATTTCCATTTTTATAAGCTTTTTTCATTGCTTTTTTATATATAACCCTTTCATCAAACCATTTATCAAGAATAACAGCAAGTACTGATCTTTTATCTGTTCTAAACATTACCCCATTTGCCGAGACTGCTAAGTTGTGGCCTTTTATTTTACTGACTATATCTTTAACGGGTATATACTGTTGTTTACGTTGTAGATTTTCAAGGGGAAGGGTCTTTTCAGGGTCTTGAGCGACAATATTTTCTAAGTCGTTTAGACCAAGCCTACAATTTCTATCGTCCATTAAATCTAATACTCTACCTACATAAGTTTCTTTTCCTATATTAAGAGACATAATAATAGATGGATATAGTGATGTGAGATCTTCATCAAACATGTAATTGTAAATACCTGTTTTGGGGCAAAATAAATATCCTCCTGCATAGTTTTTCTTTGTTAGAGGATTTAAATCTTTATTTGGAGGGACTATTCCTTCAGAGATGAGCCAACTAGAAATAGCCCCATCATGGATGCGTGATGATTGATAAACTTCTTCATATAATACTTTTCCTTTATGGGCAAGATTCTTTGTTAATTCGATATACTTAAATTTTTCGTCTAATTTTTTTAGAATTAAAACATCAACAAAGTTGTATTCAATAAACTTCTCTTTATCTTCTTCAAATAACCTATCAAGTGAGCCTTCATATTCAATCTTCTTTTGGTCTACGTATTTTTCCCCTAAAGAATCAAGTTTATATGATGGTTCATCCTTAAAGGAATATTTTTTATGTAAACGTATATAATCTAAAGAAGCAACCCCTGCAATGCGAATAGGCATATCTTCACTCCAATGGCGTTCCTCTATAATATTGATTGGAGACATCCTACTTGCAGTACGTTTACCCATAGTATTTTTAATTCTATAATAGAGATAGGGAATATCAAAATAGTCACTATTATATCCAACTAGGATATCCGGTTGAACTTCCTCCATCATTGATATAAATTTATCAAGTAAATCAGTTTCTCTAGATACCGGAATTACTTCCCTTCCTTGGTTATCAAAAGTATGTTTAAGTTTCCCTTCTTTATCAACAATAACAATTTTCCATTCATCTACTTGACGATCCCACCATGCAATTGAGGTAACGGGTTTTGGTGCTGATTTAATGTATTCAGGAGTTAGGGCACCCCCCATTTCAATCTCAATATCAAAAAATACTTCTCGATGAGTGACTGAAGGTGTGTCATCATCACCATACTTATCAATAAGGAATTTAGTATGAATATTACCTCTAGTATGATCTGAGTAATGCATACGAGAATCTTCTCTATCCCAATTATATACTTTTTTTAAAGATTCTCCCTTCAATCCTTGGTGTGTAGCCTGTTCAGGATGACAATTTATATATCCATAATTTTGGAATTCTTCTAAAGAATATCCTTCGTCTGTCCATAGGTGAATATTATAGTGATTCCATTCATCGCCTCTTGTAACATAACAATTTTTATACATGTATATAATATACGAAAAATATTTTAGATAACCAAATTAATAAACCAGAGAAATTCCGTCGTAATTATTTGGAGGTGTTATCCAAACTGGTGTTCCTGAAGCGAAAGCAGCTCCACCATCAGCTCCTATTGAATCATTAGTTAATGTTCCATGATTTCCATTTCCTGATGAATCTTCAGCAATAGTTCCACTACCTTCATTAAATCTCCAATATCCTACAAGACCAGTTTCACCAGTATGATCATAAGTAGTTTTACCATCATATACATTTGAAACCCAAGATGCATCTTTTTCTGTGCCATAGATAGCTACTTCATCAAGTGCACAAGCCCATCCGTTATTATGATTAGTATTTGTTCCCGAACCTCTTACTGCACGCATACCAAAAGATAGATTATGGTTCATTAACCTACCCGTATCACTCCAATTTATAGAGCCTGGATTTCCAGGATCTGATACTCCAGTACCCCATATTTGTTGACCGTTCATGTATATTTTACGAAGTGCATTTGAAGAAGTATCATCACGGTCTGCATATGTTACTGCAAAATGATACCATCTACCAATTGTTAATTTCCAATCACTACCGTCTAATGTTAAATGGGTAGCTTTATCTATTCCTGCTGTATCTAGCATGTTCTCCCACGTTCTTTCAAGAGTGTTTGCTCCAACAGCAAAATACCCTTTTGTAGCACTACCAATACCAAATGTAAAACGAGCATTATTGTGAGCTTTTCTTCCAATTGCAAACATATCACTTCCTAATTCATCTGGTCTAACCCAGTAGGATATAGTAAAACCTAAATTAAGGTTATAAGTATCAGGATTAAAATCAGTTACTACTAAATCTCCTCTTCTAGTATCATTTCTTGTATCACCAGTAAATTGTAATGCGTAATTTGGGGAATATTGACTGCTCCCACCAGGAGTAGCTGTTGATATAATATTGGGAAGTCTTGAATTTTCAAGCTCTGTAAGGAGTTGGTTGACTTTTGATTGTTTAAAGTGGATTTTTTTTGAATTTAATTCCTCTAAGAATTTATGTAAATACTTATTATATAATGAAATAAGTTGATTTTCATTTATTATATGAGGATTTAATTTTTTAAATTCTTCAAAAGAATATTCTTTAGGCCAATTAGGGGGTTTTATATTAAATTTCTTACTCATTAAAATACTTTAATATTTTTTACATTTTCAACTATGTTATTCAAGTCTTTATTTATATCTAACCTAAGTTTTTTTAATTCATTAGATACTAGTTGTTGGTGTTTTGTATCGTTATCTTTTTGGTTTTGGTTATTAATCTCTTTTAATTCTTTTAAAAGTGATTCTTCATTATTCTTTATTTTATTATCTAATTCATCTAATAAATATAAATCCTTTTTATCTAATTTATGTAATATAAATTTTATATTCTTTAAATGTATATTTGTTTCTTTATCTAATTTTTTAATTAAATAAAAAGAATAACCCCATAAAACAAAAGATAATATTATTAAAGTAATAACCATATTAATACATTAACCCTGATTATATAGATCAATATATGTGTTCTTTGGATTAAGACCAAGTTTCCTTCCCCTATCTACATTATCTACTTGTAAAACTACAGTAGGGATATTTCTAACATCAAATGATTTGCAGATTTCTGGGTTAGAATCTACATTAATTTTTTGAACTATGTATCCTTCTGAATTAAGTTCATCCATAATAGGACCTAACTGTTTACATGGCCCACACCAAGGGGCACTAAAATATAAAAACTTTTTCATACTAATTCTTCTAAAATTCCTACTGTTTCACTTAATATAAGTAAAATAGTCGCCCAAATTAAATTAAAAGGAATACAAGCATACCCTAATATGCGTATACCTGATTTGATAAAACTTACAATCATATGGTTTTTAGGGTTAGGGACCCACCCAAATTTAAATTTATATTTCATTATTTAAATATTTTTGAAACTATTTAATAGTTCATCCTTTGTTTCGTTAAAACTATCTATAAATTCAGATAGATT